TATTGATAATCCAATTTTATATGAAGGTGAATTTGTATATTGATCTAAAATAACTGTAGATGACGGAACACTTACAAAATAACCACGTATAAAATATATTCCTTCAGAAACTGAAGCAGAACAACCAGTTGATGTAGCATTTGTGTCTATACACTTAGCAAAAGTAGAATTTGCTTCAATACTTGATACAGAGAAGTTAATGTCTGAAAGAGTGATTAAATTTTCTCCATCTGCAAATTTATTTTGTTCACCATTAGTTCCATTTGAAACATATTTTACATATATTGTATCTGTATTATCTGTAGATTCTGTTTCTGTAAGTCTGTTAACAACTATCGCAGTTACACCAGATGTTTCACCTTTTATTTTAATTCCACCGTCTGCTAGTACTTTTGTATATTCTTTTACTGGTATATTTAAAAAGAACGGATCTAATTTTACTGCAGGATAAGAAATATCAAAGGATACCCCACCAGGGATAACCATTGAACCTTCTTTGAAGAAATATTGTCCAAATTTCTCTATCTGATTCTGAAGAATTGATTGTAATGTAGTTAATTCTCTGGATTGAACA